GTCGAGGCCGTTGTGCACGTCATCGCCGAGGACGAGGTGCTTGACGAGGCCCTGCTCCTTGGGGAAGTTCTGCTGCAACCACATTTGCTGCACGCACCAATCGTAGGAACCTGCTGTCGATTTGCTCATGCGGATGATGATGCCGTCCTCGCCCATCTCAGGCGTCCACGCGTAGGATGAGCCGTCGGGGTAGACCTTAGCCATGAAACCCGCTCCTCGGATGCTTCTCTCGCTGCTGCTCCTCGTTGATACGCTTGAGGGCGAGGTGCTTTGATGCACGCACGCTCTCAACGTCCACTTCGTAGAGGTCGGAGTCAAACTCCGTTGTGAAGATGCGCAACACCAACCCGCCGGGAATCAGGTGCACGCCTTCGTCGGTCCTGACGCCCATGTATTCGTTGAGAAGCGCGTCACCAAAGACGAGGTCGCCTTCGATTTGATGCTCCTCGCCGTGGACGGGGGTGGTGTAGTGAAGGGTCACCTTCAATACTTCACCCCCTTCTCAGGAGACACGTTGACGTCGTGGACGAACCACTTGCCGTCCTTCTGTAGCAGTTGTTGCATCTCACCCACGGCTTTACGCAGCCGGGTCAGTTCGTTGTGTTCTTCAGCCATCTCATCTACGAGTCGCGTCAGCATGTCGACGCGCGCAGTCAGTTGGTCAATTTGTTCTTTCAGTTCTTTGTTGTTCATGGTCATCACCAGTATTGGGCGGGTCGGGGGGTCCCGATTGCAGCATCAACGTCCCACCCTAAGACGTTGAAGATGGATTCGATTTTCTTTTTGATGTTCTTCTCGACGATGGTCCTCGAATCCAGTTGGAATCCGTCGAGTTCGGCCTCATCGCGGTAGGCGACAACTTTAGTGTCGGGGTCGCCGAGACGTGGTGCAGAGACGTAGGTCCATGCAACCGAATCACCGGCGCAGAAGACGGTGTCGTCTGTCGCGATGTATTTGTTGTAGTAGAGCGCTGCCTTGGAGGCTCCTGAGACGACCTTGTATCGCTCAGGGTCGTTGCTGATGCGTGTCGATTGAGAGACGCTCTTGAGCGTCATCTCTCCGCGCCTGATGGGCATCGCCAAAGCGAGAACGGCTTCGCGCACCTCTGCTTCAGACGCCCCGTCAGTCACAAGATTCAGCACGTCGAGTTCGACTTGCTTGCTCACGGGAGCGAGGTTGCTACCCTTGGTGAAGTTGGCGCATTTGAGTTTGCCCGCGTCCTCCGGTGGGAAGGACACCTTGCCTGCATAGCGGTTCTTGCCTGCGAGCAACCAGTAGGGCATGTAAGCCTCCAACTCAGCGATGAGCATGTCGTTGCCCGTCGTTTCCTGCACCGCGTCCGTGATGCGGACAGCAAGGGCTTCTGCCTCATCCTGCGGCACTTGGATGAACGCCGAGTCGGTGAAACCGTAGAGGACGTTGTAGCCCATACGCGTCGCAACGCTATCGAGCAACGAAATGCACCGCCGCCCTTCGGAAAGGATGGTCGTTGCGATGTCGAGGTCAGCCCATCCGAAACCAATGTGCGCGCACATCCCATACAGGCTCGCCATCACGCGCTTGACCGCTGACTGAGTGGTGTTCCATGCCGCACGCTGCTCCTTAGTTTCAGCATCGCGCATGTTCTGCTTGCAGATGGCGCGGTAGTCGAAGAGGTAATCGACGATTTTGGGCAGAATGCCCTTCTCCGTCTGGTCCCAATAGGTGCCGTTCTCCATCGCGATGATGCCCTCGCCGGGTCCGTCACGCTTGGTAGTCCAACACAGGTTGTAGCCGCTCATCAGCGAAGGGTAGAGGCCCTTGTAGTCGATAACTGCTACGCCCTCATAGAGTCCGTTATCCTTCATGATGAACTCAGCACCTTGGAGGTCCACCTTCTCAGCCCTGAAGCGAGAAGGGGCCTTCAACTCGGTGCGGCGCGAAATGAGGCCGCGCGCAAAGTTGGTGACGTTGGTGGCCGACTGCATGGACACGCCGCAAAGGCGCACCATTTCGACGAAGAAGTCGGTGACGTTGCGAGCCTCGTCGATGCCGCGCAGCAGCACGGTGTCGAGAAGACAGTAGTCGACGAACTCGGCCCAGTAATCATACCAACCGTTGTGAACGGTCATCCCCTCAATCTCCTCGGTCAACTTGGAGCCGAGGTCGAGCGTTTCGGCGATGGTGTTGAGTTTCAAATTGGGCAACTGACCACCGCCGCTGTCCTTCCAGACCCGCTCAAAGCCGGTGCCGGAACCTGCGGGCGCGGCGGTGTCGAACTGCCAACGTCCTGCGATGGGCTGAGCGTCGTGTCTGTAGCGCTCTCCCTTCTTGGGGTAGCGAACGACGCCGACAGGGCTGAGTTTTGAAGCGCCGCCGGAGCCGTAGATTTTGTCGAGACGCTCCATCATGTGGGGGATGTCGAAGAAGGTGCCTGCGTGGGCAATCATCATGTCGGGGTTGCGCTCGTTAAGGAACTCGATGAACCCATCGTAGAGTTTCTTCTCGGAACGGTAGAGGGTCAAGAAGTATTCCTCGCCGCGCACTTCTCTCGTGTAGAGAGAGCCGTTGTCGAACTTGCCGTAGGGGCAGTTGGTCTGCTCGTCAGCCCATGCGAAAACGCGGGGGAGAGGGAGGTCTGAGTCGATGACGGCGATGACCGTGGTGAACTTGTCGTCTCCGGTGTTGCACTCAATATCATACCACCACTTGCGCGGCTCCCACTCAGGCATCTCAGGCACATTCTCAATGAGGTATTGGTCAACAAAGCGGACGTCGCCCTCATAGGAGCGCGCCACCATGTCGCGCATCCGACTGATGTCGTAAGGGTTGTCTGCCTCTACGCGCCAAAGGGGCGCGCCGTCAAGTCCGCGGTAGGTTTTGTCCTTGAGCACCTCGGCTCCGGGGAAGCCCCGGAGCATGTGATTGATGACGTAGTCAGCAGTCCCTGCAGGGATGAACATGTGAGGTCGGTAGTCCTCGATGCGTTGCTCTTTGAGCACGCCGTTCTCTCTGTGTCGCAGGTAAAGCAACGGCGGCTCATCGTCACGGTAGATGGCGTCAGCAATCACTCGACGCCCTCCTGATGCTTGAGGATGAGCAGGTTGCTCAACTCGTTGTGGGAGAAAACAAGCGCGCTCTGGTCACCCATGTAGAAAGAGACAGGCCCCTTCGGCATACAGGTGAGCAGCGAGGGAAGCGAAGACCCGAATGTGGTCGAATGCTCACCGTTCTCACCGCCATCAATGCTGATGGTTCTTGCCATACGCGCGCCACGGTGATTACCGGCGGTCACCGTCATCTCACCCAAGAGAACTTCAATCCTCACCGGGCTGTCCTTGCCCGTGACTTTCGTCATCGTCCCAAGACCGTGCAGGTTGCCCATCTCCAACGTGCCTTCCACGTCGAGTTTCGCGCGACCAAGTCGCGACCAGTTGCTCTGCTTCGCGGCTCGGATGGCCTCTTCCGCCCTGTTGATGGTGAGGGCTGAGAGAGGCTGAGAGTGCGTGGGCACGCTGTAGTGGTCGCTCCCTGCGCTGACGCTGAGGACGTTGTTGGTGTGGCGGAGCAGGATGGTCGTTTCCTTGCTCGACTTGAGGAAGGTGACCAACTTGGAGAGGTCGGGCACGAACACGGGGCCTGCGTCGTAGCGCACACCTGAGTCGATGACGACAGCCATGTCGCGGCTACAGTAGTGCGTCGCCACGTCGACCGCGCCGTGCACCTTGTTGTCGCCGATGTCCAAGCGAAGGTCGTTGACGCCGTCACCGAAGTGGGTCAGGAAGGCGATGAAGCCCTCCCTGTTCAGGGTGGCCTGAGTCACTCCAACCCCTCCCCGGTGAGCGTCAGGTGGATGGCTGCGCACTTGGGGCAGACCGTGAGGTCCTTGTCTTCCCCGACTTGCTCAAAGGCCCCCGGCGAAGCGCAAAGACGCGCGCCGTTCTCACCCTTGATGTGCATCATCCTCTCCCCTCCTGAGTTCGACGTATCGCATGCAGACGCAGTCGTAATAGAAGATGGCCTCCTCCATGACGCCCATCTTCCTGACGAGCAACCGCTCCTGCACAGCACCCGTCCCTCCGCAGGTCCGACAAGAAAGGTCAGGCGTTGGCTTCCACTCCTTGAAGATGCACGGACAAGCGTCCATCTCCGTCACCATGACTTCCTGATGGGGGTCCCACCGCTGCTCGTAGAGCATGCCTTTCCCGCCGCACATGAGGCATTCGGGGTTGGCTTGGGGGATGTCCTCCTCGCTCCTTCGCTGAGCCTCGTTGTGGGCAGGAGCGCCCGTCTTCGGCCACTCAGTCAAACGCCGCCCTCCCTCAGTTCAGGCAGGCCGAACCACTCAGGAGACTCATCCTGCTTGGTCACCATGATGGTGCGCCGTTGGTCGAGCAGTTTCGGGTTGGTCTTGCACTTGACGAACTCCACCTCGTAGCGCGTCTCACCGGTTGGGTTTCCGTCCTCGCCGCGCACCTTGCTCTTGTGGAAGTAGAGGACTTGGTTGAGGTAGTTGGGGGTGTGCTTCTCCCACGCTGCCTTCTTCCCGATGACTGCGCCGGTCTTGTCCTGCAGGTCGGAGAAGTGCGTTTCGTAGTAGACACGGACACCGAGTTGCATCAGGGTGCGCGCGACGGTGGTCAGTTGATGGAATCGCGTGGTGCGAATCTGCCAGTTGAAGCGCATGCCCACTTGCTCGTGAGGCTTGACCTTGGCGCCAATGCCGTCAGGGGCGGTGCCGAGGTCTTCGATGAACATGCAGTTCTTGGCGACGTTGTCCCACAGGTCAACAGCGGTGATGAGCACGGAGTGAAGCCGAGGTCGGTCACCGGGGTTCGCTGCCCAGTCGACGAGCGTCTGCCCCACCTTCATCACACGGCGGTGCGTAGCAGGGTAGTCGATGGCTTCACGCGTCTCGCCATCTTCGTCGAAGGTCTGGAACATCACGTTGGGGTTGAGACATCGGATGTTTGTCGCATGCGCGCGGTGATGCGTCATGCGGGTGGTCTGTCCGCCGCCATCGAAGTCAAGGACAAACACGACGTCGCCGCGCGCCTTCTCTTCGTCGGTCATGCTGTCGAGGACGATGCCGGTCTTGCCGACGCCTTCCGGCCCGACAAGCCCCATGAAGATGAGGGAGTCGGGTTGGTGGTCGGCAGCAGCCATGATTTCGTCCCACACGCTTGAGGCGATGGGGCGACCCACCCGCGAGGATGGGTCGGCTTGCAGTTCGTTCGTCACATTCGACGGGACCATCTCACCGGAGTCCGGGTCGAAGACAGTCGCTTGGGCTTGTTTTTTCAGGTCGTTCAGGTTGGGCACTTGTTTCACTCTCCGTATTGGCTGACCGAGGTGTCGCCGCCTTCACCCGCCGGGATGGCGAGGCGAGGCACAGCGAAGACACCGAAGGTCTTGATGGCGGGCTGAGGTCCTTCGTCGCCAACGCGCACGCTGAGGCGACCGAAGATGATGACCGTGGACTTGACGGCGTAGGGCCTCCACCCTTCATCCGTGGCGTAGTCGAAGGAGTGACCCTCGTCGCCGAGGAATCCGTGGACGTAGCAGGGCAGGTTCTGTCGGCGACCACCGTTGAAGGTGCGCATCAGGTCGAAGGACGAGACGCTCATGCTGTAGTCGTGACCGATGGGGTCCCACTCGCTGCTGCGCGCTTCCTTGCGCATGTCGCTGACCTTGCCTCGCACGAAGACGTAGGGGCCGATGGGGCTGTAACCCGCACGAATCTGCTGCTTGGTTTCAAACACCTCGGGCAAGGTGGTGAGGTCCTTCACATAGGAATCGAGTCCGGGGATGAGGCGGTCGGGGCGAATGATGTCGCGGAACTCCTCGTCGACGAAGTTGGCACCGTAGGTGATTGCGCCGGGAAGCGGGTAGGCGTTGTAGACGTCGGCCCAATCAGGGCTGACGTTGTCTCGCTGAGGACGCACCTTGAGGGAGCAGGGAGCGAAGAGTTGCGGGGCGTGGAAGTTGTCCTGTCCCTTGCCCGTCACGGTGATGCGCAAGAGGCGCTGCTCGTTGAGGAAGTTGTCCTTCTCGTTTCCGAGGAAGTTGTAGGTGCGCTGCCAACGGTAGGGGGTGGTGGGTTCTCCGAAGCGCGCCCATTCGGGGTTGTTCTGCAGGATGGCGATGGAAAGTCCATGCTCTTTGAAGAGGAACCAAGGCTCGCTGTCGGCGGACTCCTCTGTGGCGACGGGTCCGTCCTTCTTCTCAAGCATCCACACGCCGTTCTCGGTGTAGGCACGCGCGACAAGACCGTTCTGGATGGCCGAGTCGAGGTTGTCGATGGCTGCGGTGACTGCAGGAGCGCGGCGCTTCTCTTGAGCGTCGCGAACCTTTGGCTCCATGCCGACAAAGTAGCCGACGAGAACCGTGGCGTTGTCGGTGCCGCCTCCCATGACGCGGCGCTCGACGACGAAGGTTTCGGCTGCGTCAATCAGGAAGTCCTCGTCCTCATCAGAGGGAGACGCGACGCCGAGTTCGGTCATCAGGTAGGACGTAAAGGCTGACGTGGCCTCGTCCATCGTCTTGGCGTTCTTCTCGGCCCACCACTTGAGGCGTTCTTCGACCTCAGGGTGTAGGTTCTTCGTGTTCGTTGCGTTGTTGTTTAGGTTGGGCATTATTCATTCCTCCTTGTTCTTGTCTTCGCGGTGCAGGGCGGCTACGAAGTAGTCCACAAAGGCGGACACTCCGAGGGGCCATGCGTGCATTTTGAGCACGAAATCTCCCCACACAACAAAGAAGGTATATAGTCGTTCGGTATCCAAACCGACCGAACGGACGTGTTCGTGAAGGCGCTGCATCAAGCGGTGGACGGAATGACCGTCCCCCACCATGCGGAGCATCTCACGGTGAACTGACTCCCACTCACCCGCGGCCACGTTGAGCGCAAGGTTGTCGAAGTCGGTTTGATTTTGACTGAGGGAGCGACCACTCAAGATGTGATTGCCGATTGCTCGGAGGTCGCCAGAGTAGTGAGCATGGAGGTCTGCGGCGCTGTCCTGTGGGGAAGCACCAGTTTCTGAAAGAAGCAATTGTGCATACGCGCGCACATGTTTCTCGCTGTAGGGCTTGAATCGGAAGTGCACGCAGCGCGACTTGATGGCGGGGATGATGGCGGAGTCGTCGTTGCAGGTGAGAATCCACCAACAGTTGCTCTTCTCCATCGTGCGCTTCAGCGCGTCCTGCGCCTGCCTCGTCAAGCCCTCGGCTTCATCGAGGAGAATCATGACCGTCGACCAAGGCGACGAGGACATGGCCTCCGCCTTGATGCGGTTGCGCACCACGTCGATGCCGCGCTCATCAGAAGCGTTGAACTCGGACACTTCAAGCCCGAGGTAGTTGGCGATGATGTAGGCTGCGGTGGTCTTGCCCAAGCCCGGTGCCCCTGAGAACAGGAAGCATTGGGGGCTATCACGGTCCCACTCATCGAGGTAGAACAGGGGGCTTTCGGGGTCATCGTTGCCGATGAATTGTTTCGGGGTTTGGGGTCTGAAGTTCATGGGGTTTCGCCTCGGAAACCTTTGCGTATTTCATCACCATATTTAAGGGGAGGAAATTGGGACCCCTGTTTTTCTCGTTTTATCGTATTATTATTACAAGAAGAAGTAGATTTATTCTTATCAGAAAGAAGCAAGATTATCGAGAATGGAAACGACGGGAGGCGTATCCGGTATTTCACCTTGAGTCGATGAGGTCGATGATTTCCTCTACCTCTTCATGCGTAGGCGCACGCCCCTTGAAGTCCATGAGGCGCAGCATTTTCAGCATGTTCGCGCCATCGCGAACGTGCTCTTTCACGGGTGTGAGGAGACGGATGACTTGCCGGATGAGGTCCACGTCCTTGATGATGCGGGCGTTCACCCCCTTACTCGCGAGCCACAGATTGAGGGCAGGCTCGTCCTTCGGACTGACGAGGACACGGCGCTCCACCCTGTAGCCGATTCGGGTCTTGGGGGAGAAGTGGACGCTCAACTGAAAGCGACACTCGCGGGCAAGCCACCCAAGGTAGAAGGCGTCTTCGTCCATCTTCACTTCTCCATCAGGTCGCCGATTTGGATGGCGTCCGACTGACCAAGGGTCGTGTCGATTCGAGACAGGTAAGGGGCGCGCATGACCTTCTTCTCTTCGTCGTAGCCGAGGGAATGGAAGATGCCGATGAGTCCCTCGTCCACGTCAAGCATCGTCTGCGCATCGTAGAGGCGCGTGAGTCGGTCAGGGATGTCGTCCGCCTTCACGAAGGCGTAGCCGACAGGGAAGGGGTCGAAGCCGTCAAGCGCGGCCACCTTGATTCGGATGCCTTCGCCGTCACGAAAGCCACCGAGGATGAGAAGCGGGATGTCGAATGTTCGTCTGGGCACAATGAAACCTCCAACAGCACCGCTGTGGAAATAGGGTCGGTCCGCGTCGATGAGACGCAGGACTTCGTTTTCGTCAAGGCTTTGGACGAGAGCGCGCAGGTGGGCACGGTCGTCCACGAGCCTCGGATTCGTGGCGCGCCTATCCCGATTCTCTCGCCATAGATTCGGCTCCTCGGTGCGGTGCAGCCACTCGACCACGTTGCCTGATTCGTCCATTTCGGCCACGCAGTCGTCTTCGCCTTGCAGGGCAGGGTCGCGCACGATTCGGCTCCCGTGCCGGTCATAGCAAAAGAGGCGTCCACCCTTGCGGTGCGCGAAGAAGTGCTTGCCCCGCACCACCTCATAGTGCGTGCGCGTGAAAGGCACCGACCACTTGTTCCACCGCCCGTATGTCGGCGCACGGAATGGATACGTTGGTTCAATCGCGAAAGCCTCCGGCAGCGTCCGCGCGAGGGCGCGTTGCACTACGTCACCTGCGGGCATGATGGTGCGCATGTTCTGCAGGTGTTGCGTGTCGTAGGGCGTGACGGACGCGACTGCGGCCATCACCTTCCGATAGTTGAGCGTGGTGCGTCCGAAGGCGAAAGCCCAGAACAGTTTCGCGGATAGACGCGACAAGGATTTGAACAGCAATTCGGCATTGATTCGGCTCCCCGCGACCATCTCTTTGAACTCGATGGCCTCGCGCACGGTGATTGATGAGGCCACCTCGTCGGGCGATTCGGACGCAAGGAGAAGCGGCATCTCCTCCTCTTCCATGAGCGCCGTATATTCTTCAGGGAAGAGGCCGAACGATTCGGCCAACATCGCCACGACGTGATGTGGCTTGATGGACGTGCGCGCATTCGTGCAGCACACCGTGATGATGTCGTGCGCCGATTCGCGATTCGTCACGAAGAGGTCAGCGAGGATTTCGTGGGCGCGATTCGGCTCCGTCTGTGCCGCAGCCACGGCACTCGCCAACGCCTCAAACCTCACTCCTCTTCATCTCCGAAGACGAAGATGAGGCCGCGCAGATGCGGAGGCACAAGCACGTCCTCGTAGACGGTGGGCATGATGAAGACGTTGCCGAGCGTAAGCCGCTCGACCAACCCGCCTTCGTCAGCCATCTCGATAATCTCGTGACGCTCAAGCACGCGCTTTCCACGCCATGAGAAGAAGAGTTCGTCGCCCGCGAGCAGGTGGTAGTCCATCGGGGAGAGCGCGATTTCGTCTTCGCCCTGACGGATGACGACGCGCCACGCTTCCTCTTCAGGACTCATGCACAACCACTCGGCCCCCTCAAGGTCGAAGTTGACGAGAGGTTCGCCCGTGTCGGGGTGCGTCCATTCACGCGCGGATTGCTGCGCTGCAGCCTGAGCGTCCTCTACCATCTCGGCACCCGATGAATCAAAGTCGATGCCTATCGCCTTGCACACGGCAGCGATTCGGTTGAGAGGCAGCATAGACGCGGGACTCATGCTGACGACAATCAGCCCGCTGCCCGTCTTACGCAGCACAGCATCAGCGACACCCCATGTGTCGTCTTCAGCCATGCGCGCGAAGTGCTCACGCGTCCACTCAATGTCTTCTTCACTCGGCATCCAATTATCCTCAATCATGCTTCTCACCTTTGAACCAACGGAACATCCCGCAGCACTTGACGGGGATGACGATGAGGCGGCGCTTCGCGGTATGAAGGCCGATGGAGTGTGGGTCGATTTGGTCACCACAGGGGCACATGAGCGCGGCGCTGAAGAGGTGGTCAACGTAGTCGAAGCCGCTGATGTAGTGGTCCTTCCCGTCCGCGTCGGTGATGGTCAATCCGTTGAATGGAACATCCTCTACGTCAGGGTGTGAGAGGAACCCGTCATCCCCGAAATCGGAGGGCGCCATGTCGAGCCTTTTGCCCACATTCACCCTGTGGGTGGGGCATTCCCTAAAGAGTCATCGGCTGTGAGCGAGAGGGAGATTTGCGCTCCCGAGTGTCTCTCTCACTCCTCTTCCGAGGAGCAGCGGTTGAACTCGTTCCATCCAAGGAGCGCGCAGGTGGTCATGACCTCCAACGGAGTGCGCCCCTCGACAACTTCAGGGAGCGCAAGACCGCGCCTCTCCAACTCTTCAACAGCCGTGAGGTAGCGGAACATGGACTGTTGCGTGTGATTCATGGCCTTGTAGAGCAGCGAGTAGATGTTGCCGTCTTTGGCGTCTGAAATCTTCACATGCCTGCCCGACTTGAGGGCGATGGTCATCTCTGCGGTTGGTGTTCGGTCTGGGTATTGTTCTTCTTTGTTGTTCAAATCAGGGCCTCCTTGCCTGCGCTCAGTTTGTTGAGGAGCGCCACGCCGATGGCTTCGCGGGTCTTGCCCGCACCACCGTCCAAGATGCGCTCCACCAAATCTGCCTTCTCTGCGACCACTTGGTCGAAGAGCGAGTCGATGGTATCGTTGGCGGACAGCACGACCTTGTGGCAGGTCGACTCCTCTTGAGTCATCCTGCGGACGCGCGCCGCTGCTTGCTGCTCCCATGCGGGAACCCACTCACGCTCGACGAAGAGCGTGGTGTTGGCGTAGTCGAGGTTGACTCCTTCACGCATGGCGTTGGTGGAACAGATGAGGTAGCGGACCCTCCCCTCTTGGAACTGCTTGATGAACTTTTGACGGTTAGTTCCATGCGTGTCTCCGTTAATCACTCTCACTCCCCCTTCGCTGTGCAGTTGGTCGAAGAGTGAAGCGATGACGTCCTTGTGATGCGCGAAGATGACGAGCGGCTTGCCGCTGCGCTCATGGTATTCCGTCGCCCACTTCACCGCTGCGTCCACCTTGAGGCGTCCTGCGTGGTGACGCAGTTGACTCATCATGTTGAGCGTGAAGCCTGCGTCGCTTGAACCGAAGTTCACCTGTTGACTCACCCATTCTTCCATCCATGAGTTGTGCTCGTTGCGGTAGTCTTTCTGCTGCTCTTCGGTCAAGTCGAAGGTCACGATTGTCTCAACCAAGTCAGGCATCTCTCCTGCGATGCGCGGGTCGTCCATCGAACGGCGCAGCATGAAGTCGCGCAAGATGTGGTTGAGTGGTGTGGTCTGTCCATCCCAACTGTCGTCGATGTTGGACGAGCCAGACATGTCCCACCCGAAGGCGGTCTTCCGCGCGTTGCAGTATTTCTGAGCGAAGGAGAAGAGGTTCGCGAACGTCCCCGGCATCATCATGTTCAGCGCGGGGAAGAACTCGATGGGTCGGTTGGTCACGGGCGTGCCGGACAAGGCGATGATGCCCTCCCTGTTCTTCGCAAGCCGCATCGCTGCCTTGCTCGTCAGCGACTTCGGGTTCTTGATGCGATGCACCTCATCGAAGATGATGCAATCGTAATCCATGCTCGCGAGTTGGTCGGCGCGCTCGTTGATGATTTCGTAGTTGACGATGTGGAAACGCGCCGGTTGGATTTCTCCCTGATATCCGCTGATGATTTCAGTAGACGTGAACTGATAACGGTAATGACTTCCAATCCACTTGAAAATCTCATTCGCCCAATTGTGCTTGACGATGGAGGGGCAGACGATGAGCACCCTGTCGTGCTCAGCGGCTTCGACGCAGGCGAGGGCCTGAAGCGACTTCCCAAGACCCATCTCGTCAGCGATGAGGATGCGGTTGCGACCCCCTGTTCGATACATCACCGGCGCGATGCGCTGATACGGACGTAGAGACTTGAAGGGTTCAACGTCCGGCAGTTCGATGGACGTCTCAACCGCGCTGCTCAGTTCCACACGTTGCAGCGTCGCTTCGTGGGACTTCTTCACTTCATCATGGTCTTCGATGGCGTCAGCCAGAAGCGCGTAGTGAGGGCGCACGGCCTTGGCGACCGCGACGGCAGAGGCGACAGGAATGCTCCAATGCTTGTGAGCGTTGACCCACTTCGCGTTGCCCTGTGCTGCCTTCTTCATCGCCGCGTTGATGTCCTTGTAGTTGGGTTGGAAAGACCACTTCAGCAGGAGACGGTCAGGCGCGGCGTAGGTCACGGTGGCCTCGCCTTCATCAACAGCGCAGTCATCCGAGGACAAACCCACGACGGTGAAGTTGTGCTCAGCGAGGAACGCGAGCATCTTGTTGATGACGTCAGGCTTGTCCTGAATCGACCACTTGCCCGTCGAGCCGTCCCACGCCAAGGCGGGCCAACCCATGTGCTGCTTCGCTGCATCCTTCAAGCCGAAGGGCAGGCTGATGAGACGGACGCGCGGCCCGTAGTTGTCGCTGTATCGTTGAAAGTCGAGGTTCATGCCGTCACCGTTCATTCTTCCTCACCTCCGTTGACGTATTGCGCGTAGTCCCACATCGTTGAGCGGTCCCCGTTCTCCATACGCACAACCCAACCGAACGCCCTCGCAAGCATGTCCTTGAACTTCTTGTTTTCCTCGCGCAGCCTCATCACTTCATCACGGAAGTGGTGGGCGTTTCGCAGCAAGGCTCGGTCGTCGTCGGAGAGTTCAAAGAGCGCGTGATGCAGTCTGACTTCCATGTCGTGGAGGATGTCGGGGAAGTTGTGGTCGCGCGAGTAATGCAGCCTGTAGTCCATTGGTGTTGGATTGAGCACGAAACCTGAACCCCGCACCCAACTATACCTCTCCGCGTAGTCCGACACATCAGGGCGTTGGTTTGTGCTCATTCTTCCTCACCTCCGTAGAGCGTCGGGTCGAAGTCGGCCCAACTCAGATGCTTGCGCGTCTCCTCGTAAAAGACACGGTTGGACTGAATGGTGTGCTCGTATGCAAGAGCCTCGGACACGTCGCCGTCAATGTAGAAGTTGCCGAAGAGAGTTTCCTGTCGCCCCGCAGGGAGGCGCTCATCAATGACCGAAGCGATATGGTTGAGACGCGTGAATGCGTCACGGTATTCCTCAAGCGGCATCGAGTCTTTGGTCATGATGTGAGCCGCAGTCGCGTAGCGGTGGAGCCAACGGGCGTTCTCAGCGGACACGACGGCCCATCGGACAAGCGGGTGGTTGATGTCGCCCGGAGGTAGGTCGTCCACTTCGCCACCGTTCATCTCGATGGCCGACACGATGATGCGCGCACCGTCATAGGCAGCACACTCAGCATCGAGGAAGCACAGTCGGTTCGCGCTCTTCACAGGGTTTGCGTCAAGAACGAAGAACGTCAAGCGCTCACCTCCCACGCGCTGAAAACCACAGCGGGGCCGTAGATGGGGTGCTCATTGGCGAAAAGTGTAGCCTTCCAATTCGCCTCACCCTCCGGCGAGGACCACACCATGCAGGGCAACCCGTGGACTTCGATGCCTTCCACGCCCTCTTGGATGGACGGGTCGTTCAGTAGGTCAGACGCAGCGGGGACGAAGTCCACGCCGTAAATACCGTCGGTCGTTTGAGTGCCGTCAGGCTGAACGATGGTCACGCATACGCTCAAGACTTCGCTCATGCCTTCACCACGATTTCAAAGGTGCACTCGACGTCAAAGTCGCCCGTGAAGTGGACGCAGGACGTCTTGTGGTTGCGAGCCGCCTCGCGCACTTGCTGCATTGTGTAGTAGTGGGTGTCTTCGCCATATTCGATGCCGTCTGTGCCGACGTATGCCTTGCAGCCCCAACACCGGACCCGGTAAATCTTCTCGCTCATTCCTCTCCCTCCTCAAGTTCTTCGCGGAGCAGAATCAAGTCCCACAGGCTCATGCCCTCAGTCAACTTCGCTCTGATGCCGTCCACCGTGCCGTCGCGCGCCGCCTCTTTGATGATGGATTCCAGTCGGTTGATTCTACCGACCATCTCCTCTTGCTCTTCGAGCAGTCGAATGTAGATGTTGAGCAGTTGAGGCGCGGCGGCAATCAGACGCGCGTTGGCCTTCATCCTGCCTACACGCCACTCATGAGTGACCTCGGGCGATTGCCCATGCACCCATTCTTCAAGGTGATTCGGAGGCACCGCAGCAGCGACGACTTCCCCCATCTCAGATTGAAGACGTTCCTTCCACACGAAACCGCCATCGTCGGACACCCAAGGAGCAGGTGTGTGGATACCGAAGTAATCCCTCAACGCGTCCACGTCGAGGAGGGTTGCGAAGTCGATGCACTCCCTGCTCATTCCTCTCCCTCCTGCTCGTTGCCCGCCATCAGGTAGCGGGCGAGTTCGGTCGTGTCCACTTGGAGCCGCGCTTCTTTGAGTGCAGCAAGGGCAAGCCTGCAGTTGTTCTTCGTCCAACGCAGGCGCTCTTCAAGGTCGTCGATGACCTCAGCGAGCAAGTCGATGTTCAACGTCAGGCGCTCGATTTCGGCTTCCTTGACGTCAACGATGCGCTCTCGCAAGCGCGCTTCGGCTTCCATCTTCTGGATGACCGCGTTCATCAGTTCGTTCTCACGCTGCAACTCAATGAGTCGCGCGTTTGTTTGGGCTTCGTTCAGGTTCTGTTGTCTGTTCTTCATTGGTCTTCCTCCATGTTGTCCCACCATGAGGGCGCGGGAATACCCTTTGTCCACGACGCGAAGCGTCGCTTGTCGCTGCTGTAATAGCGGCGGTAGGCAAGGACAGCGTTGCCTTCCACTTTGAACTCATCAGGCATGGCCTGAGCGAACTCGGTCAATGGACCGGTCGGGATGAGCGAGGCGTGGTGCCTCATCTGTTGAATGGCCCCTGAGCAAGCGTGAATCTTGCCGAAGCGCACGGCGTAGTGGACGCTGAGCGCGATGCCGTGCATGGTGAGCCACTCGTAGTTGGCGCGCGTATCACCGGCCCAGACTGTGCAAGGGTGATGGTGATAGCCCCCTCGGTAGGGGCGACCCGTGGTCTTGGCGATGGGCATGATTGAATCGTCAGCCCCGTGACGACGCAGCGCGGACGCCATCATCTGCGCGGTTTCGACCACCATCTTCGGAATGTGTTTGTCGCACATCATGCGCGCAGAGTGTTCCGGGTTCGTGTGTAGCACAAAGATGTTCATTCTTCCTCACTCCTGTGTTGCGCGCGGTTCAATTCGGCGAACGGGTCAGAGTCGTGGTCCGAGGCGTCGTCGAGGTGGTAGCGTTCAACGCGGTGGCGCTTCACGCCACAGGTGTAGCAGGTGTAGTCGATGGTGCGAACAACGCAGGCGTGTTTCGTTCCTTCGTCTACGACGCGGAACCTACCGTCATCCGAGTTGTCCGACAACCAAGTGTGAACACCGTCGGCGCAGATGACGTTGTCGTAGCCACGCTTTCTGAGCGCGGTGAGCAAGTCCTTCAGGTGTTCAAGTCGTTGTGCTTCTCTGATGATGTCTTCTTCGCTCAGCATGTTCATTCCTCCTCTCCGCATTCGCCTGCCATCACAATGAGCACGCGCTGCGATGGGCCGACGAGGTTGTAGACCGCGTGCAGTTCGCACCACCTACAAGTGATGTCCACGGTCGCGCAAGACGGCATGACTCCGTTGGGCAGTTCGGCATCGAAGTCGCAGCAATCGTCGTAGCGTTCGTAGAACTCATCGGCGGTCATCCAATCGCTCATTCGTCTCCCTCCTTGCAGGAGCCGTCGCCGCTGTCCCATTCGACAGCATCCTTGACGCGTTGGCTGATGCGGACTTGACGGCCACAGTCGATGCAGGTAAGCGTCGCCATGAACCAACGGGCTTCGTGCTCACCGTCGCTCGCTTCAAAGCGAGAGCAGTTGTGCTCGCTCATTGACTCAACTCCTGCTCGGTCTTCACCCATTCGATGAACTCCCTGATGTGCGGCCACTCGCTGTCTTTCAGTTCGCCATCCGCCAAGCCTTCAAGCCAAGTCGCTGCGCGCATCAGTTCCACCAAGCGTTCCTCAAAGATGAAAGCGAGGTGCTCGATGTATTCGTCGGCTTGCTCCCTGTGCTCCTCGGCCTTCTCGTGTTCACCGTCCTGAGAGCAGCGGTCCATTCGGATGGTCGCGATTCTGATGGCGCGCAAGTTTGTCTTGAGATTTTTCGTCCTCATTCTTCTTCCCCCTTGATGTCGTTCCACACACGGCGAGCCGTCTCGATGACCACGTCGCTGTAGAAGTCGTTGACCATCGCCATGATGTCGGAAAGCATGTCGCGCATCTGTCCACGGTGGAGTTCTTCGTATTGAGTCCCCCACAATTGGTAGTGAGCGAACGACTGAATGATGTCCCAGTTGTAGATGACGTAGTCGTGCGTCTCGTTGTCCGTGACGTAGTCGATGTATCGGTCAAGGCTGATGATGTCCGTGCTTTCAACGTCCTCGATGGTGTGTCGAATGGTGTTCAGCAGGGTTTCCATGACGCGCGCATCAATGGGCCAGCGGCCACCGAGGTTTTCGCAGACGTCGTAGGCGATGCTGCTCACAGCCCTGTCGTCGAACGTCACTCGAAGGCCCCCGTCTCAGGGTTGAAGGTCGCTTCGACAATGGCTTCGGCTTCTTCAAACGGGTCGGGCTGCAACTTCGTGAGCATGTTCATCGGCACACTCCATGTTCGCCAAGCAGGGTCGCCATCGACGTGAACTTCGCAGCGTGTTCGGTTCACCTTGGCTACGGTCCCTTCGGTGTAACCATTCTTCCTGCCGTCCCAAGACACGCGGTCATGAACGCTTAGCGTTGCGCGCATCACGGCGGCTTCGGCCTTGCGTTGCTCTTTGATGAGGGCAACGACGTAGGTGTTCACCTCTCGCAGTTCGGTTGTGTTCATTCGGTTCAGTTGTGTTTTCAGTTCGGGGTTCATTCTTGGTCCTCCTTGGTTGCCTCGTTGATGGTCGTCGTGAGGCGCGCGACGGTTTCGGTGTCCTCGATGCTTTCGTCAGCGCCGAGAACTTGTGGTGCGATGGTCATCTCCCAATCACCACAGGGGGAGACGAAGCGCACAGGGTAGTTGTCCATACCCGTGGCGGTCTTGATGGTCAGCATGTCGTCCTTCTTCCTGTAGTTGCGAAGCATCACGTTGAGGTAGTTCGCTCCGATGAGCGTGTTGTCGATTCGGATGATGTGCGATGCGTTGATGCGCTTGCCCTTGCCGATGCTACGCTTGATGAGGGCACGAAGGAAGCCCACACGGAAGCGTGTTTCTGTCCATCCATTCTTTGGTGAAATCTTGAGTCCGGTTCCCGTCGGCTTAGCGTCCACGCCCACGTCCATGAGCAGGTGCATGAAGGCGCGCTCGGTCGCAGGGCTGAGCATCCAAACGTGGCTGCTGTGAACGAAGCCGTTGATGCGCTCGGTCCAAACCATGTCGCCTCGCACGCTTGAGTGTGCGCTCAAGTCGTGCGTCACTCCGATGCTGTAGCCCTTCAGGAATTGGTCGATGGGGGCGCGTAGGCTCACTCACTCGCCTCCTTGGTGGGGTCGTGGTCAACGAAGAGTTTGGTTCGCTTCTCCTGACCCTCAGCGGTTGCGAGGTTTGCCTTGAGGAACTGCCCCTGCATGCTTGCGCCTGCACCCTTACCCCAGTTCGCTGAGCGGAACTTGTGGAACATGGAGTCGTCCATGCCGTAGGGGGTAGGCACACCGAACTCGCCGGTGTCGGCGTCGAAGTGCGTGGTCGGCATCTCTGAGCAAGGCTTCGCCTTGAGCGAGCCACGGTGTCCTTTCATGTCGAGGTCGCGCGTTGCGTAGACCCAACCCCATGCACCACGGCAGTCGTTGCCCGCACACGGACAGTCGCCAATCATGACGGGGCGACCCTGCACGAACTCGATGGCGGTCACACGGTCAGGCGCGCCGTAGTTCTCGATGAGGTAAGCCAAGCCTTCCTCACCGAAAGCGAGGGTAAGTTCAGCGATGCGGTTGTCGTCGTTCAGTTGGATGTCTTCCATGTTCATTCCTCCTCGTTCATTCGGTTTCGGAAAATGCGGAGCGCGAGGGCCATCTCATGCCCCTTCTTCAAGCCGAAGCGGTCGCCGAGACGCGCAGGCATCACGACGGTATCTTGGCAGGTGTTGCAGCAGCGTCCGTCAACGACAGGCGCGGCGTTGTGTCCTTGGTTCCATCCCCACTCGGTGACTTCGATGGGGCCTTCGCAGATGGCGCAGGTGAGAATCTCGGTAGCGCTCAGTTGAACCACCCTTTGAAGACAGTAAGGAGCGCGG